GGTAATTTTAACGCTGAAACTGAACAGCGAATTATGCAAACCGTTAATAATTTTGGCGGGAGCGCAAACGCAAAAGCGCAGCTTGAGGCAAGTTTAAGAAGCCGCGCTGGTCAATACGCTAATCAGATGATCAGGTATCAAAACACTGAGCAGCGGAAATATATAACTGAAACAGCGCAAAATGAAATGGCTCCCATAATTTCGGCAATTACTAAAGACCCAAGCGCATTGCGTGGTTCAGTCGAACAGATAGAAGCCATTGTTTCTAAATACGCACCAGCGTTAGACCCGGCTTCACAGCGATCTCTTCGTGATGCTGCACTTTCGGGCGCTATGGAGCAAAGTATCACCGGGCTGCTTAATAGAGGTTCTTGGAAAGAAGCAAACTCTATGCTGATGGATAATCCAATTTTGATGAGATACCTTGACCCGTCAAAAAAGGATCAGTTCAATAGGCAGATATCTAATTTTGCACAGACTGAAAACAAATCTCGCGCTGAAATGGCTGGGCGCGAAGCCACAGTTAATCGTCTTATTGCAAGCGGAATTAAAATTGATTCGGGCAAAGCCATGAATTTTGTGGTGGGGGCAGACCTTTTACCGTCAGACGGGCCGGGTGAAAAAGTTACTAAATCGTTATCCGCTCTCGGAATCAACCCTGACGAAGCCACATTGGAACAGAAAGCGGCAATACTTGGAATTGAACTTCCGAAAACTGAAGCGCCCGACCCAAACAAAGATTTCAAAACGGTTGATGCTGTAGGAGGCTCGACATCAAAGTTAACTGAAAGTGGGGCGTTCAAACGGACAAAGCCATATATTGAAGCCGCTGTTGATATGCGTACAAAAGTCAGCACAGTTGAAAGTTCTTATGAAGAATACGAAAGCGGAAATGAACTAGCAGGTTTAGCCGTTTTGCAGACGTATCTTAAAATGATTGACGAAGGCGCAGTTGTGCGTGATAGCGATATAGCACTCGCAGAGCGGGCGTCTCCAATATATGAAACTATCAAAGCAGCGGTTTCTAGGTACGGAAGAGAAGGCGCACAAGCTGTGACCTCAACTGTTATTGAACAGGCTAGAGCAGCCGCAGACGCATTCGGGCAAAAAGCCCTTGAAATGAGCAAAGGGTTCTTTGACGGGTATCAAAAAGATACCGGATATCCTCGCGGAGTTTTGGGTCTTCCCGGCGACAGATACGAAGTCATTTTCAATGCTGTTCGAACAGTTCCGTTGGAAAAGGAACAGGTTGACGAAGTGGGCGGCACCGGCACCGCTGATGCTGCTGCCCCTGCCGGAGTGCCTGAGTATGTAATAGACCCGATTACTGGGAAACCAGTTAGGAAGAGCTAAATATGGCAGAGCCGCAAACCTTAGACCTTCTTGGTGGTCAGATTGATGTGGATCAGGTTGCTGGTGCGCTTTCTGCTATAATTCCGCAGCAGCAAGCCGAGGCATTGCCAGCCGCAGAAGCAGAGCCGGTGCAAATGGCGTCTGCCGAGATGCCAGTTGAGCCAGCATCTATTGAACCTGCTGTTGCAGAAGAACCTGCTGCCGTAGAACCCGCGCCTGTAGAGCCAGAGCCTGTTGCACCAACCGCAGTGCCACAAGTGAAAATATTTGAATACGAAGGGCAAAGGTTCAAACTTCCGGCTGATGTGACTCAAGAAGAACTTGATCAAATTATTGCTAAATACGAAAGCACCCCAGCATACGCCGCCAAAAAGGCACAGACGGACAAGTCTTGGGAACGGGGAAATATTGACAGCGAAAGCGGTGCGCCAATTTCGGTTAGTATGGTTGTCGGTCCATCGGGCGAACTTTCTGATGACGAACGGTTGAAAACACTTCGAAATTATTATCCTGATGCAGTGCCATACGGCGAAGATAATTTTATCTTTATTGATCCAGATTCTGGCAAATTTACACTGTACAACGCGCCCGGTTTAGATTTTAGAGATGTATCAGAATACACAAAAACAGGTGTTGAAATTGTTACCGGTAGTCTAGGTGCCGCCGCTGGGTTTGTTTCGGGCGTGTTCACTGGGCCGGGGGCAGTAGTAACCGCACCGACAGGCGCTGTTATTGGCGCTGGCATAGGAACTGAAGTTGGCGCACGTCTTTTTGATGTGTCAATGGGCGTTTTTGCCGGTCGTGAAAGAGCGCCGAAACCTTTAATTGAAGAATTTACAGAAACCGGCGTTCGCGTTGGTTTGGCGTCTACAGGACAAGCGGCTGGGCCGGTGATTGCCGAAGCCGGTAAACGTGCTTTGACAGGAGTTTCGCCCACAGTCCGTAACGCGGCCTCTCGTTTAATTGAAAAGTTTGAATCTCTTGGAATTGAGCCAGTTAGCGCTGCAATTGGTCGCAAGGGTATGCTTGGGCGCATGGGCGCTGGATTTGAGCAAATGGCTACTGCTGGTCCGATTCTGCAAAAACAAGCTGAACGGGTTGTCGTTCAGTTAGACAGCGCGTTGCAAAACATTTCTTCCAGAATGGGGCAAATTAGAACTGTCAATGAAGCCGGTGCGGCTTTGAAAAAATCTGTTGATGCCGCAGAAAAGCGCATTAGAGATGGTTTTTCAAAAAAATATGATGAGGTGTTTGACGAAATTGGCGCAGATACAGTTGTCACCGAAATGACTTCTGTAAATGCGGCATTGCGACCAGTTCTTCGTCAACTTGCAGAACTTCCAGCAGACGCACAGCCTACAGGTCAGTTGTTGGCGTTAGTTAAAAAATATGATGCGTTAAGCAAATTTGCTGAAACAGGCAATATGACATTCCAGCAGTTGAGAGATTTAAGAACACAACTTCGGCTGATTAGAAGCAAAAAGATATCAGGCACCCAAGGCGATTATGATCGCATGGTGGATGATATTTATAAGGGAATTACTGATGATCTTGCCATTGCCGCAAATAGTGTTAATCCCAAATTAGGTGCAAAGCTGAAGGCTATTGACACAGAACGCGCTATTTTTGCGGATACAGCGCAAAAAACTTTTGACAAAATCAGAAGTTATGATGCTGACAATCAAGCATTTGATTATCTCTTAACTTCCGCAAAGGGCATGGGGAAAGAGGGCGTTAAAGCACTTCAGCGGTTACGCGAAAACTTTACGCCAGAAGAATGGGGAGATGTTGCTGGTTCCGCCCTTTATAATCTTGGTCGCGAAAGGGCCGGGGCGCAAGTGGGAGAAGCTGCGGAGTTTAGTGTCCCAACATTTATGACACGACTATCAGAAATTAAGAAAAATGGCCCTGAAGCATTCGAGGCGCTTTTTGGCGGCACTCAGTTTGCTGGTGTTTCTGAAGATTTGATGAAACTGGTGGATGTTGTGGGGGCGCTTAAAGAGGTAAAACGCTACACGGCCTTTTCTAACAGTCCCGGTGCAATAAACCAAATGATATTCTGGCAAGCATTAAGTTCTGCCGGAACAGGAATGGTTGCTGGGGATGTGTTAGGCGCTACTATGGCAATAGGCGGGACTGTTCTTGCTCCCGCTGGCGCAGCCAAAGTTATGACCAACCCTACTTTTATCAAATGGCTATCAACACCGGCCAGTCAAATAAGCAAAGACGTATCCGCCCACGTTGCTAGGTTGGTGGCGATTGGTCAGGCGGAGCCTGAGATACAAGAAGAACTGCGTCAATATTATAAAGCCATCAGATCATATACGGGCTATACTGAGCCAGTGAACGAAGGAACCGCACAATGACGATTTCCAGCACCACTAATACGGTTTCCTACACCGGAAACGGCAGCACGACCGCGTTTGCGGTCAATTATGTGTTCTTCGGAACCGGCACTAGTGCCGAAATTCAGGTTGTTGAAGTTGTCATTGCAACCGGCGCTGAAACCGTCAAATCAAACGGTTCTGACTTCACGGTTTCCGGCGGTAACGGTGCAACCGGCACGGTAACTGCGGCAGTTGCCCCAGCCAGCACGGTTAAGTGGGTTATCAATCGCGCAACAACGCAGACGCAGGAAACGGATTACGTCGAAAACGATCCATTCCCGGCAGAAAGCCACGAAGAAGCCCTTGACCGGCTTACGGCTGTAGATCAGGAGCAGCAGCGGGCGCTAGGTCGCACAGCGCAGCTTCCTGACGGTTACACCGGCAGTTTTGACCCGACGTTGCCGACCACTATTACTGGCAGCACTGTCCTTGCTTTTAATTCAGGCGCGACAGCTTTTGAAGTTGGCCC